AATATATCCTTCGCCCTTCTTTTCTTTAAATTCAGGCTGCTTAGCTTCCGCAAATGTTAATACTCTTAAATCCATTATTGTCTTATTTTATAAGTGTCTGTTGTTGAATATTCAGTAAACGCAAAAGGTGTACCGACTAATTCCATTATTCCTGATTCGATCATATTTAATCCGGCAGGATTTGTATTCGTAGTACTTGCCTGTTCATAAACCTCATAATCGTATTGACCATTTAAGGAACTACCAAAATTAGTATTCGTAACAATGCTAAATTCATTGTACCTATCCTTGTACAAACTTATATCGGTAGCGTTTAACATAACAAACTTTACCTCTGTATTCGCGCTTCTATTTGTAAAGACAAATAAATAGTTCGGATTAGTTAGTAACTGCTTTTCAGTTAATGTTAAAATAATACTTTGGGTTTGTCCCTTTATTAACCTGATCATATTAGTATATAGAGAAAATAGCAATTTGTTGCACATAGTAGACAAATAACGCTAATATGTTAAGTTTTAGCTTTACTTTGTTATAACATTGTCAAGTTATAACTTTACTTTTTTATATATTTTGGTAACAATACTACCTGATTTAAGATATAAAAAAACCGCCGACCAAATTAATGACCGGCGGCAAACCTATAAACCTATGAAAAACAAACTTATGAACCAGGTGTTTCCAAAGCAGAATAAACTGATTGGTTAACGCTTGGTGCTAATGCAGGTTCAGAACCCGTAAAGGTTAAAGTAAAACCACTTCTATCGCCTTGTGCAGTACCTGTTGAAGCTGCGTTTGCAGTCAAATCAATACCACGTGTTTTTCCTAAATACCAATAGATTCCGTTGCTATCTTTTACAACCGCAACTAAGCTATTTTGTGCTAACAAAAGTAATTCATTTCTTGTGTTAGTTTGTAGTTTGTTTAAAACTATTTGTAATTCCTGACCATAGAACACTGTTCCGTTTGCTACGGATGCAGTCATTGTTTGGTTAAACATTGAAGTATCTTTTACTAAAGCATATTTCCAAAAACGTTTTCCTGCAGCCTTAGTTAAAGCAGTAATTACACCGCTTGCTTCAGTTGAAGTAGTTACGTTTGCAGCCTCAGTAAAATAAACCTCAACGATTCCACCTAAACTATCACGGCAGTCTAAAGTGTATCCTTGTGTTAATGCGCACGCCATTGTTAATTAATTTAATATTTTTAAAAAAAGGGGTATATATTTCAACACCCCGTATAATTATGCTAAGATAAACTTAACGATCTCATCAGGGAACGCTACGTTTACACCCATTTTGAATTCAGATACAAAACGAACTTGATCAGCTTCTTTTGCATAGAAAATTTCAAACTTTTCTTCTTCGTTCAATAAATCTGTTCCTAAGAACAAGTTGCTTAAACGCATTGCATAAACTTTATTAGTTCCGTTTAAACCTTGTAAAGCTACAACCTTAATAGGAGTGCCCGGCAAGATAAATTCACTATCCGCTTTCACGTCAATAGAATAATGGAATTGATTTGCGTTCTTTAATGCAATAGTGTAAGTTCTGAAAGTATCTTGACCACAGAAGATAGTCATATCGTCAGCAGCAACTACTTGCGCAGGGATTGCAGCGTATACACCATCAAAAATGCTGATTACGTTTGCAGCAGTAATTGTACTCAAAGGCGCACCACTAATATAAGTAGAAGCATTTGCAGCAACAACACCTGAAGCAGCACCGATCAATTTTACTAATCCGTCAAATTTATTTAAGTTTACGTTTACACTTGAAGTATCACCCTGCCATAAAGCAGTTTCTAATTGAGCAGCAATAGTCTTCGCTTTCTTATCAGCAAACTCTTGCTCAAAAGGAATAGAATCATACATTGATCCTGTAGGTAATGCTTTTTGTAAATACTTCGCTTCTAAGTCTTTAGGACAAAGTGCTTCGTTTACTTTAATCTTACCAACTGTTACTGTTCTTTGAGTAAAAGTTGTTGAACCAGATGCAGTAAATCCGCAAGATCCACCTGCTTGGAAGATTGCGTCTGTGTCCATAATGTTAATCGTTTCCGCTGACTTTACGCCAACCATAACGTTACCTGCGCTCTTAATTAAAGATGCAGTCTTTGCGCCTAATACAGAATCAGTTACCAATAAGGCTTCATTTTGCTCTGTGTATGCGGCTAATGCGTCTACGTTAAATGCCATTTTTATTAATTTTTAGTGTTTAAAATTGCTTGTCTATATTTCTCTAATCTTTGACCTTTAATATCACTTGTATTTACAAATGAATTAAAACTATTTGGCTTTTGAATTGGATCTTCGCTTGGAGTATTTGAAAGTGCTTCGATTAATTCAGCTACTTGTGCAAATCCTTGCTTAACTTTATTTTCTAATTCCAAAACTTTTACATCAGATGCGTTTTTAGCTTCAACTAATTCGGCAATTTTTGCTTCAAATTGTTCTGCCATTTCAGCCATCTTTTTGTCTTCTTCTTTTTTAGCTTCAACCTCTGTATCTACTTCGGGTGTTGCTACTACTTCTTTACTTTCGATTTCAACGATAATTCCGTTTTCATCTAAGGTAATTTCTGTGCCGTCCATTAATTCGTGATCCCCTGCAGGTGCAGGCTGACCTTCGATAGTAACAGAACCGCCAATTTCCAAAGCTGAAATCTCAACCTTAGTTCCGTCCATTAAAGAATATTCAGCCATCTCAACCTTAGTTTCATCAACCTTAGTTTCTTCAGCTTGCACTTCCTCAACAGGCGCAGCGTTGTCCTCAAACAAAGCCTTAATTTTTAAAATTGCTTCCTGTGCGTTCATACTTTTTTTATTATATAGTTAAAAAATGAAATGTTTATCACTTAACTTGTGATAATATTTTTTTAATAGCATCTACCATAGACGCAACCTTGTTTACTTCCTTAGGTTTGTAGTTAAATAATCCCTCAACGCTAAAGCCCATAATATCACCATTCTTTACTTTCGCCCACGCATCTTCATTATCTACGATCATTGAACCAAACCAACTACCTACCGGCGCATCTTCAAATCCTTTCATTGGCATAATACCACGCGAAGGATCGGAAATAAAACTTTCAAATAATGTAACGCCTTCGAATTGCATATTTGAATTATGCATTAAATTGACGTTACTTTGGAATCCTTTTTTAAAAAACTTTTGTACAATTTTAAGAATAGTATCCGCACTAAAAGCCACATAATAGTCGCCATAAGTAGCATCACTCCTAAAAATAGGCGTATCAGCCAACATAATAGCGCCCGAAATAATACGACGATCTTCATTTGTAACTTCAAATTTTTGGCTTTTATTAAATGCGTTCCAATTCTTTTGAATTGCAGGACGATCTACTAATGCAATAAAGTCGACTTGTGAATCGTCTTCGATATTATCAGTAATGTCTAACATATATATTGGTAATTCTGTATTCATATCCTTAAATAGTTTTTATTTATATATTTATCGTTTATTGAAATCTTGCTCTATTTTCAATTTCTTGCTCTCTTTGTTGTGCGTTATTAATATCGCTTTGAATAACATAAGCGCGAACAGATCCGCCACCTCCACCACCTCCGGTAGATCCGCCACCTCCACCACCTCCGGTATTAGGTGCGCCACCTCCACCCGTATCAGGTAAAGCGCCGCCCATATCACCGCCTCCTGTACTTGGAATACCACCACCTCCGCCACTTAAATCAGGCGCAGCAACATTACCCTCTGAAGCAGATTCATAGTTTTGAGCTTTAATTAAAGCAACTTGTTTATATCCAAACACTAATGCTGCTGCTGCTGCAACCGCACCTAAAACCGGTCCAACTATTGGAATAATTGCAAGAGATTGATAAGCCTGAACTGCTGCTTGTAATGTTCCAATAATAGCTTGCGCAATTTGTGTTTTCTTATTTTGCTCAAAGGCTTTCTTTCTAAGTTTTTCTTCTTCTACTGCATTACCTTTTACTTTTTTAAGGTCTGCGTCAAGCTGCATTTGGTTTACCTTACTTGCTGCAGAAAATATATTATTTATTGCACTTAATGTAGCTGTTGCATAACCTAAATATTCGTTTAATTTTTCTTTATTAAGTTGCTTAACTTGTGCAGCATATTTAGCTTGAATAGCAGTTGTTGCTTTTTCAAATTCCTCTTGCGTTAATTTCTTTTGATTATATTGATCTTGTAGTTCTAATAATTCTTTTTTCTCTGATTCATTAATAAGTTCTTTTCTATTATTATAATATGATTCAGTTCCTTTAATTAACGCTTGCCCGTTTAATTCTAATAATCTTAATTTCTTATCTAATCTTTTTTCTTCTTCAGCTATTTCTATATCGGTTAAATCATCTTCTGCAGTTTGTTTTAACTGATTTCTTATTTCAGTTTTTTCAGTTTCTGATAATTTTATAAAATTCTTATCTTCTTCTAATTCTTTTAAATCCTTATCAAGTTTAGCTAATCTTTCTTCTTTTGCTCTATCGCCTTCATCTTTAATTGCAGCTATCTTAATATCTTTAATTTTCTCATTAAAAGTATTTAGATTATCCTGTTCTTCTTTTTGCTTTTTTTCTAATTCTTCTTTTGCTTTTTTATCAAGTGCCGTTTTATCTGCTTCAAACTTTTCGTTATTAAGTTTAATTAATTCATCCTTAACCTTTTGACTTACTTTTAATTCTTTTATTTCTGCTTCCTTAGAATTTTTATCTATTTCTAATAGCTTTTTAGCCTTAGCAGTTTCATCATCTAATATTGCTAAACTTTTTGCGTTCTGTAATTCAATAAGTAATTTATTAGCAGCCTTTTTATCTTCTTCTTCTTTCTTATTAGCATCATCACGATCTTTTTTTGCTTTTTCAGCAGCCTTTGCATTTGCTTCGGAAGTCTTTTTATTATATTCAGCAGTTAAAACTAATTGCTCGGTTTTTAAATCGCGCATTTGTTTTTGTTCTTCGTCTGTTAGCTTATTTTTTACCTTAGCCGCATTTCTTATATCATTAAGTTCATTTTCAATTCTTTGCTTGCTTAATTCGTAAATTTCTTTTTCAGAACCGCCTTGCGCCTTTAATACTTTAATTCTATTTGTAATATCCTCGTTTGCTCTTTTATTAGCAGCCGATAATTTATCTAAATTTCTTTCAGCCTCGCTTGTAATTCCAACAAAGTCTGTAAATTGTTCTACTAATGCACCTACACCTTTTGCTAAAGAACCTAAAGGGCTTTTCTTAATCCAATCAGAAATAGCATCAAAGTTATTAATAACCATACCTAATGCAACGACAAGCGCGCCGATACCGGTCGCTACAATAGCACCCTTTAAAACTTTAAATCCTGTACTTGTTTCTATCGTTGCTACACCAAAGGCACGCTGAACCGCCGCCGCCGTTTTAGTTGCTGCGCTATTAGCTTCGATAAATATAGTTGACGCCTTTATTTGTGTGCCTAAGTTTTTAAAGCTATCAATCGAATCACCTAAAGAGTTTAAGCCCTGTGATAAAGCCATTGCCGCATTTACTTTTAATAAAGCCGCTTCAACATCTTTGTTTTGTTTACCAAATAACGCCATAGCACCCTGTAAGGCACTAAATCCGCCTGCTACTCCGGATAAAGCACCCGCAACCGCTTTAAACTTTGCATCCGGATTAAAAGCATCTGTTAAAGCCTTAGCATCACCGATACGATCTTTTAATTCAGCCGCACGCTTTGCCGCAGTAACTGCTTCTTTAGACGTAGCACCAAATTTATCAGCCATAATAGCAACGTTTGCAGTTGCTTCTTTTAGCTGCGTTCTTAAACTCTTTACCGAATCATCTGTTGCCTCAAATGCTTTGTCTAATTTTTGAACTTCTGCGGTTGCCTGCGCGGCGTCGGTGGTTACCTTTATACCAATTATTTCGTCTGCCATTAATTCGTGTTTATTACTTTTAATAAATTAACCTGTGTAGTTTTATACTCCATAGGATTATATCCGTCTACCTTATTAAGCCTAAATAATACTCCATTAATCCATATATACTTACTAAAATCTAAGTTATAAATATCTAATTCATTTAAATATATTTTACAAGATAGTAATTTACTTTCCATATCCGTAATTTCTAAAATGTACGGAAAATGATATGTATTAAATAAGTTATTAGTTGGATAAGTTGACGCAGGGAATTGTAATTCTTTTGGTGCGCCAAAGTTTAAATCGATTGTAGGATTTGAAGGATCGTTTAAGTGTCCCGCATATCCGTATGAAGTTAAATTAACTAATGTTCCACCTCCGTCATCTTGTATTTTCCAAGTTGATACACCTGTTATTTTCTTAGCCATTAAAATACGGATAACTGAATCCATTGGATCTTCTTGCGTATTATTATTTGATAATTTATAAATTTCACTATGGTATTTATCTTGCCCTGTATGTAATCTTAATACAGAAGGTGCAAATATAATCTGCGTTGATGCGGTTTCTTTTACGAAATCAAATTCAGAATCATAAATAAAATCCCCGTATGATTGACCATATTTTTTTAAATAGTTATCATTATAATAATCCGAATCAGTACTATATTTATAAGCGTAATATCTTGCATTTAATTGCGACATTGGCTTAATAGATATAGTTGCAGACATATCTATTTTTTGCGACCAATCTAAGCTATTAGTAACCGAATCTGAATAGAAATCTATATAAGGCGAAATATTAATTTGCTTTTCATTTATATTATCTTGATAAACATATAAATTAAACATTTTACAAACTGACAAAAAGAAATCTTTTTGGAATATACCTTTTGGCAGATTATCATTTATTGATATTGTACCATTATAAACAACGCTTGCTAACTGCGCAGCTAATTGATTAAAAGTAAAGTTTGCGCTGGATATACTTACAATATAAGTATTAGCCGTTACAGGAACGCTTATTTCTATTCTAACTTGATTTGTATTAGATATATTACCGGTCCAATCTAAGTTAAAAGTAAAAGGATTATTTGCTGAAGTTGTATTCTGCGTTAATGTTTGAACCGCCACGCCTGCAACATATAAAGTAGCAGTAATAGATGAAGCCGCATCCGTTTGATAAACACCTGTTATAGAAGCCATTGCTCTAATCGTCTTTGTACCATCAGAATAAGTAAATATACTTTTACTTGCATTCTCTGTAAAGTAAAGTAAAGTCGTAGAATCAAAAGGTAGATCAATGTTTCGTGCTGTTGGTATGTTACTATTTAATATTGTTTTTGTCGCAGAAATCGTACCTAAAATAAATCTGTCATTCGTTCCCTGAATACCCTGCGTATTATTAGGGATAATTAATTTTTTAAAGAAATCACTATTAAAGAAATCACAATTTAAAGTATATGTAGTTCCTTCAAATATTTTTTCAATATATTCCTTTACATAAAGGGCAGGTCTAAAAGCTGAAACGTGAAAGTCATCCTTATTTGTACTTACATCCCCGTAATCAATTAATGGGTAATAATAACCCGATCCTGTAATACTATCCCAACTATTTTGAATTGAAGTTACGTTCCAAGTATGGTTATATTCACTAAAATCTAAATCTTCTAAACGCTTATTTCCTAATTCCGTTATAAAACCGCCTAATTCACCGAATACGGCGCATTGGTATTGGATAACGTTATTATTAATAACTATTTCAAGGATACGAATAACTCCTTTAAATATCTGTATCTTATCAATATAAACCTCGCATTTAGCTGCCTGCGAAGGCGTAAAGTTTGTATTTACATTTGGTAAGTCCATATTATGATCGTGCGCCATAGATATATCGAAGGCAAAGCCTAATATCTTATTATTCTTAGCGGTTGCAGGTATTGAAATTGTACGGCTAAATGACGTATTGCGACTTCCAAAATCTCGGACGTCATCAATAGTATAAGTAAAGTCAGTACTAATATCCTGCAATAAATCAATTAATTGATCTTCGACATATATTTCAGTTCTTATCATTATCTATATTGACTATTTAAATATTTACCTACTTCTATTTCTAAATCAAAGTTAAATAATCCGTCTGCTATTTGATATTTATATTGGTAATTTGTATTCCTTATTGTAATAGGGAAATACGCACCTTGTACTTCCATATAAACTATTGGTGAAGCTACTAATTGAGCAAGCCACGCATAGTCTTGATCGTCAAGCCAATCAGCCGTTAAATTATAATAATCGGAATGCTGAATAGCAAAGTTATAAGTACTTTCATTATATTTATTGTACGTATCAATATTAGTCATTTGACCATTTGATAATTGATAAGGATTTCGTCTGTATGAAGTTCTTTGAAATTCAGATCTTCGCCTATTGACAAGCCTAAACGCCATTGTATCATATCCCCCAAGTCTGTTAAGAAAGTGAAGGTTATATTGCCTGTACTTAGGGTTACATACTTGTCTAAATCGTAATACCCTTGTGGTTGCTGCTCCAAGTGTAATGTAAACATTATAGCCATAAGTTGATTGTGTAATAATATCCGATCCCGCCCACGCGTTAATTGCCGCCGCTTGAAAATTAAATAAATTAAATTCGCCTGACATAGTTATAGAGCCACTAACCGAAGTTCCAAAAGTTCCGTCTTCATTCGTAGGTTGCACCCAAAGTTTATAAGCGCCGCCGGTAATCTTTAAGAATGTAATAAAGAATTGATCCCCGTATTCGATTGTAATATCACTATTATCCCTATCACTTAACCAATCGTCTGTATAATTTTCAATTAATAAATTATCATAATAATTAGATAGCACTAAAGGTATATTCCCATTCTCTGTAAATATATCCCCGAATAAAGGTGAATAATAATTATAAGCCGAATAACTCCCTGATGCTAAGTTAGTTATAACCGCACCGCTTACTTCTTCACCTATCCTTACTTGATAATCTACTTTTATTTTATTATTAGATGCTACTAATACGCTACTGCCTGATGGCTCAAAGTAATTCGTAACGTATGCGCGAACCATTGGCGAAGCGTTAAAAACTCCATAGCTACCTTCAGCACTTGGCGAAGGATATATTTTATTTCTACTTACTTGCGCGCCGTCTATATAAACGTCATAAACGAATTTAAAGTTTGTAACCCCTACATTTGTAGATGAAGCCACAAACCAAAGGTCTTCGTGCATACTCGGATAAGTTGCCGGTGTACTATTTATTGTTATAGCCATTATTTTCCATTTTATTTCCTATTTGTCTAATTTGTATTTTCATATCACCCCCGAAAGCCGTTGCCATAGCAGTAAAGAAATCCTTATTAAAAACCGCCTTTATTGCATTATCAAAAAATGAAGTAGTCTTTAAACCATCCCTTTTTATAGCCGCCGCCGTCATATAAGATATTTGCATTAAGGTTTTAGGCTTAGGTGCTATATTCTTTAATCTTTTATTTTTAGTCTGCTCTGCGGTTAAATTTGTTTTTTGAGTATCTGTTCTTGCCTTCGCCTTACCTAATTTATACCATTCCATTATAGAAGTTGCCATCTTCTTATTTGGGAACGGCGTTTTATATTTATAAGGTGTATCTGACTTTATATTTTTAGGCTTAGCGTTTAAACCGCCAACGCCCTTAACTCCTTTATTTACGAACCTATAATAAACGGAAGCAGGATTATCTTTTTTATAACCTAAATACATTTCATAGTCATTCCCAAATTTATTAACTTTTGGAACGGCTAATTCCCCTATTTTACCGGATGCAATAGATCCGCTTATTTTTAAGTTCTTAGCAACGGCATCATTAAATATCTTTCCGTAATATAAAAACATTTGTTCAGCAACAGGAAACTCGCTTGGATCGAACTGATCGTATGATTCCCCAATAGATTGTAAAAACCCATTAGCTAACGCTTCTGCCTGTGCTTTTGTTTCACTCATATCTTTAAATAGGTAAAAGCCTTTTAAATACCGCACAAAAAACCCCCGCTATAGAAATAGCAGGGGATCACTTTATGTCAAAACTCCTTATTTTAATCTTTTCATTTCCTCACGATCGTATATATTTTTTGCTTTCATATATGCCATAGCGTTTAAAAACTCTATTGTCTTCATTTCAAATACTTCTTTAACTCTGATATTTTCTTGTGCGGCAATAAGGTAACAGGTATAATGCCATCCATAGATTCTGATAAAAGATGCGCCATTATATCCGCTTGTATCTGTGTCATTCCCGCCTTCGTCATCTCCGCTATCATATAATCCTTTGAAATTTCGATCCAATTTTTGTAGACTTGATAAAAAAAAACAAGCGAATGGTAAATATGTACAAAGTTAGCTTCTTGCATATCCGCTGCGTATTCTTCGTGCTTACTCGCGTCATATTCTTGATCTACCCATCTGCCTAACCAATTACGCCTTTGAGGAATAACCATAGAAGCCGCTATCTTATGAAGATTCTCTAAAGTATCTTTACTAAATACTTTACTTTCTATATACCTTGCTGAAGGCATATTCTTAATATCGTAGTTAATCCTGTAGCGCTTGCCGTTAGTTACTATATAATTTACCGGCTTACCCTCGATAGGTTCGTTTAAAAAGGCTAATTCTTTACGAAGTTCCTTTAATGCGTTAAGCGAAAGGCTATCTATTTGATGCTCGGTAAGTCCCGTTACAATACAAAGCTGCTTTACTTCTGTATCTAATTCCGTCCAATCCTTATCCGGATTAGTTATTGTAGGCATTAATTGTTGGTACTGCCAAAGGGTTAATTCATTCCATTTCATAGCACGAAGTTAATAAAAGTTCTTCAATATTGTCATCCT